CTTATTTTTGCTTTATTATTATTTACATTCAAATCACCATCTGCACGAGTATCACTGTTTATTATCACTTTCACCGGATGATTGAAATTCAATTCCTGCACTAATTCATCAGACGCGGGTGCTTCTTGCACTTGTGTGATCAGCATATCTAAAGTGCGCTCTTTCATCGACTTTCTTTCGTCTTCTTCAATATGATAATAATTAGCATAGCATTCCCACTTATAAAAACTCGATCCATTATTCCAATACACGCGAATTTCAACATCGTGATATTCCATCGCACACAATGGTAAAGCTGATTGAACATTTTCACAAAAGAAGAAACGAAATGGGAAAAAGTAGGATTGACCCGACAAACCTTGGTGACATCCGTAGAAACTCTTACTAATATTATTCGCCAAGTAATCGATTGCGCATGCCTCTGTGAATAATGATGTTTGTGTGTCTACTAATTGGCCACCAATGTATAACTCCACTTTTTCAACTAAAGCTGTCCAATCTGATTCACTATGCGCGCTATTTCTGTCATTCCTGTTTGGCGCAAGAAACATATATCCTAACAAATCACCATACTTTTCAACTTTAATAGTAGAAAATGACCCGCGTGCACTTATTTTATCAGTTGGAGGATTAATGATTTTCAAGGGTTCCACTCCCTGAGAAAAATTGGAATGTCTTTTATAGGATGAATTAAAAAATGAAATTTCTGGATCTCCAACGATATGAACATCCTGTGCTCCGAGAGCGAGAAGACGATGAACACCAGTACCACTTGTCATTCTTATTTAACTATTAATCATATTTTTAATTCAAAAATAGAACATGATATGATTGATAGAGAGTGTGGTGTTATGGCATAATAATTGCCGGGCTTTGACAAGCAATATCTAAGACTAAAAAGTTTTCTCGTGGTGCCCCTGTTGGAGGTGGAAGTGTATTACCATCTTGATCACGCAAAGTTACAGTAAGACGATCGACCCGTCTAATTGGGGATGTGTATGTGTGTTCGATTGGATAATTACTTCTTTTATAAATAATCAATTGATTGGATCCAGTGTGCGCTGCATTTTCGCTGATAAGACTCGCAAATGAACGGTTGACTGTGGACATAGGACCCTGACTGACAAAGTTTGATTTCGCTCGTGAACAAAAGAGAGTATCTAACTCATCAATGGACACATAACAATGTTCAACATTGCCCGTCGTGTGAATATGGGCTGCCAAGAGTTTCGCCTGAACTACATTTTTAAGAGGTTCATTTAAATAGACTGTAAAAGTATTCGAGTTTGTTTGTCCAATTGTATCGAGTGTGATTGTATACCGATCAACTGCTATACTCATTATATTATATATTTGTTTTTATTTTTTAGATAAGTGGTTCACCAATCCCGCCAATCATTTCATAGTCTGATTGTTCAGAGACAATCTTTTGAACGCCACACATACCACCTGGGGTCAAACTTTTGGTGTAGTAATCCCCTTGTTCACCTCCTGGAACACACTTCATGTCATAGGCTCCTCCAAAAAGAGAGTCGGTGTTTTTTTCTTTGATTGAAATTTCATGGAGGGCATAGCCCGAGGTTGGTCGCTTGAATAATTGCAAAAGGATAACGATGATAACAATCACAATAATCCACTTAAGCATTTGTCGCGTGGTATAGTTCATGACATTGCGGTTACCTTTCATTCTGTATATATCAATCACTAAGAAAAAAAGTGAGTTAAAAAGGAAAAGTTATTTTAAGTCATAAGAGTATAAATGGATGAAATTTTCATAGCTAGGAGTGAACCTACGACCATGAACCTCGATGAAGACGAACAACGACTTTTAGAAGAAATTCAAGTACGACGACCTAAAATGAAACAAATTCCTCGTCCCACTGGAAATAAGTTTAGGCAACAAAGTCAAAGTCAGCGCCGAAACTATGAAGAAGCACCTGAAGACATTAACGCATTCATGAACCCAACGAAACAACAACCGTCTCGAGCTGAGGAGGCGAGAGAAGAGGTCAATCAGGATTATGGCGACGGCGACGGCGACGGTGACGGCGACGGCGACGGCTACGGCTACGGCAACGGCAACGGCAACGGCAACGGCGACATGGGTATGGACGGCGATGTTCAGGAGGAGAAACCAGCGAATGGCTACTTCAGCATTAATGATGAAAAGGCTGATTTGTTGAATAAATTAACTCGTCTCGAAAAAAAAGGGTTTGCCATAAACAAACGATTAAATGCGTATTCCGATATTCAGGAGATGCGAAGCGAATACAAGCGCATCATGTATGGTATTGAAGTCGAACAATCCATTAAATTCTCACGCAGAATGTTGGTAGCTTGTACCACGGGTTTGGAATTTTTGAATCGCCGATACAATCCATTTGAACTACAATTGGAAGGTTGGTCTGAGAGCATCATGGAAAATATTGATGATTATGATGGTGTTTTCGAAGAACTTTATGCAAAATACAGAACGAAGATGCATGTGGCACCAGAAGTCAAATTGTTGATGATGATGGGTGGTTCAGCAATGATGTTCCATTTGACAAACAGTATGTTCAAGGCAGCTATACCAAATGTCAATGATATTTTGAAACAAAACCCTGGATTGGCTCAGAGCATGATGAACGCCGTCAAGAATACAGTTCCACGAGGTCAAAGTCAACAAAAACAAGATGGCGAGTATGAAATGTCTGGACCAGGCATTGATTTGTCCCAATTGATGGGTAGTCTCGGTGGATTTTCTATGCCACCCCCACCACCCGTGAGTTCTACGGTCATCAGTAAACCAGATATTCCAGAACGAGATGACGATCAAGTGTCTGATATTGTATCTGTCGCTGAAGGTTCAGACAATGGAGAAGAATCGCAAGTCAAAGAAGTCAGAGTATCTGGAACGGCAGCAAAAGGGAAAAGAGGGAGAAAGTCAAAAAAGAATGAAATAAATCTCTGATAATATAAATGTTAAGTTACGCCCCTTTGTATGAAGAGGAGGCAGAAATTGGAACGGTAGTTCAGCCGAAAAGAACGCCGCCTTCAATTCCCCAAGAAAAGTCAAAGTCAACTAATAAAAAGAAAGGTGGTTTCTGCGAAGAAACCGAATGCAATTTAATAGTCATGATGTTTGTTATAGGTGTAGTCATGTTGGCCGTATTAGACGCAACAAAAAAATAAATAAATAAATACATGAACAGAACGAGTTCTTACATTATGTGACCCATAATCTACGAACTCACACTAATTTACACGTGATGAGCGCAGCCTTGTATGTTCCGTGATCGACGAGAGTATACAGGGGTTCAGTGTTTCCGGTGTCTTCCCACACAATTTGCCCGTTTTCATCTAAAACATCCACGGTTTCTTGGCGAATTTCAATCTCATCGTATTCTTTTGGTTCGACCGTGCTGTGAATACGATCAATTCTATAATAGTCGGTCACGACCGACTGCGTGTATTGACTTTGAACATTCGGTGTCAATGAGAGATATGTAGCTTCACTTATTTCCGACTGAATTTGAACATTCGGTGTCAGTGTCACATAGACAACCTTAGGTTTGGTTGTTTTAAGGTTTGGATTTAAAATCTTATCATATTTGTCTTTGTCTATCCCAACTTCGGTACTATGCACATAGTAAGTTACATTTTTAGAAAAGTCTTGTTTGCGAACACGTATAAATCGTAAAGCAGGTTCTGTGAAATCACAATCTTGCGTCGCCTTTGCGACAGTGAAATTATGTAGAGTATCATCCTCTTGTTTTTGACCATGTCCGGGAGCAATATTTGAAGTTGTTATGAAATCCCCAGCTTCAATGACACCACCCACATTCGTAACCCAAATGCGGGTGTCGCCCTTCGTATCCACGAGAGTATCATAATCATTCGTATCCGTCAACGCGTCAGAGACAACTCCGTACCATTTCTTGTCCATCCAACTATCACTCAGAGACACAAGAGGCGTTGTGTTTCTCGTCGTCTTGTGTTTGTTCATATTCGAACTCACGATCAAACCAGAGAGATTTACAGCACCCCCCAAACTTTGCGAAACAGTCGTTTTGCTTCGTGGAAGTTCTGTCGTGATTTCTTGAATAGACTTGATGATGTATGGAATGAGTTGATCGTATTGAACACTCGCTGGGTCTGAACCCCAAGAAGAATAATCAGGGTCATCACGAATATCACCACTCGCAGACAACGGCTTGTCAACAGTTGGGTTCGCATACGCACCCAAATGAACTATGTGTTTTAATTCCGGAACATCATACCACACATCTTGTGCCATCAAACCAGATTCAAAATGAGATATTCTAGAACCGTCGATTTTATTCAACTTGTAATACGTTTGAGGAGAGAGTTTGAGAAGTGTAGACGTCGCATCACGAATCAAAGTTTCTTGAATTTTAAGACGATCATCAGATGTACTGTATGTTACCTCACTAGTCCCACTGTCGTAATACATTGCCGTACCAGACGCAGAACGAATAGGGTTCACATAAAATGCACTTGCTTGACCACTATTTACTGCGCCACCACTCGCATTAAGGATAATGGTATTATTGTGTTGGTTGGTCTGACCCGCGAAGGACCCCACAGCGACGGCTGCTTGACCTTGATATGACTGACCCGCTCCGACACCCACAGCGACGGCGTAGTTGTTTTGACTCAATTGAGCCGCTAGGTGTCCCAAAGCTAAACCATACTGACTTTGAAATTCTTGTCCAGCATTAGCCCCCACAGCGACGGAGTAAATGCCTTGATAGCTCATCCCCGCTTGGATACCCATAGCAACGGCGTTATTGTTTTGACTTTCTTGACCCGCGGTGTGTCCCACAGCGACGGCGCCGTAGGCTTGATAGTTCTTACCCGCGTCGTGTCCCGTAGCAACGGCCGAAATACCTTGATAGTTCTGAGCCGCGTTGAGTCCCATAGCGACGGAGTATGCATTTTGACTTTGTTGACCAGCGCCTGAGCCCACAGCAACCGCTAATGTACCTTGAAAGCTCTGAGCCGCTTGTAAACCCACCGCGACGGCTTGAATACCTTGATAGCTCTGACCCGCGCCGTATCCCACAGCTGTGGCGTAGTTGTTTTGACTTTCTTTACCCGCTTGGTCCCCCACAGCGACGGCTGAATTACCTTGATAGCTCTGACCCGCGGCGTATCCCACGGCGACGGCGTAGTTGTTTTGACTCAATTGACCCGCGGTGGCCCCCACAGCGACGGCTTGAATACCTTGATAGCTCTGACCCGCGTTGAGTCCCACAGCGATGGCGTATATATTTTGACTTACTTCACCCGCTTGAACCCCCACAGCGACGGCTGATTGAC